TATTACCGTTTATAGGAACTATGGTTTATGATAGTGCTTTAAGAAAACAGAAGTATTTAAGAAAAGGTTGTAATATTTTTGATGGTAAAAAGAAAGAATCATTACCTTTATCTATTTGGTTAGAAAAAGATATTTGGGAATACATTAAATTAAATAATTTAAAATATTCTAGTATATATGATATAGGTTATAAAAATACAGGTTGTATGTTTTGTATGTTTGGTGTTCATTTAGAGAAACCAAATAAATTCCAGATTATGAAAAAAACTCATAATAAGTTATATAAATATTGTATAAGTAATTTAGGTATTGGTAAAGTTTTAGATAAAATAGGAGTTAAATATGGGTGATGTTTATAGGGGTTCTGGTTTAAGTAGTTTATTAAATTCTAAAATAGATTCCAAAGTATCTGATACTAAGTCAAAAGGCGATATAAAAGATTCTATGGGTAAAGCTGCTGGTATATCATCTGCTACTGTTAATAATATACTGAGTGGAAATATTAATTGTCCACCTATAGAACGTCTTAGCGGTTTTGCTAAAGTATTAAATGTAAGTTTAAAAAGTTTAAAGGATGCTGCTAAACGTGATGGTTGTAAGTATTCTGATGAAAGATCTATTTGTGAATTTACTAATCCAATTGATAAATTAGATTTTATTTTAGGTATTGAGAGGTAATTTATGGGATTTAAAATAAAAAAAGATGCATCTGTATATGAAGAAGTTGATGAAGAGATGCCTGACACATTTGATCTAAGTGCTGCTGTAACTGTTGCTGACTTAGATGATGCTGAGTTACTTTTTAGAGAATCTATAATTAAAGCATTTTATGAAATTACTGTAAGAACTGGTAAACATGTTTATGGTTACAGTAAAGAAGATTTAGAGAAAATGCAAAATGAAATTATAGAGGAGTTTGAACAAAGAGGTAGAAGATATGATGTTCCTCTAGATAGAAACAGTGACAACTGTAATATACAAAGAGGAAAAAACGGTGTACCTGATATTGGTAATGCACCAAAAGAAGCTAAGAATATAGTATCTAGTGTGTATAATAAGTGCATAAAAGATAGGGGTGATAAAAGTCCTAGTGATGTAGATGATAATTCTACACAGTCTGCTTGTACTAGAAAAGCATTAACAGCATTAAAAGATGCTGGTTATGCTATTGATAATGATGGTGATTGGAAAAAGAGGGGTAAGTCTAGTACTAAACAATTTTTTAGGTTTATAACTGATCCAGAAGTTAGATTAAGACAACATGATTTTCCTACTGGTAAATGTGAGTATTGTCAATATTTTCATGATATGAGATGTAATGTTTTAGAACATATGGTATCTGCTGAACAAGTATGTGATGCTTATTCTGGTAGTTATTATTTTTCAGATTCAGATGGTGAACGTAAATACACAATTGAAAACTTTAACAAATTCATAAGAGGTTTGGTTGATAATAAAATATTACAGAGTACTATAATTAGAAGTTTAGATACTCCTGTTGGTATTCTTATTATATTTAAAGATAATATGAAACCTAATCCACATTATTTCTCTATATCAGTTGGTGAGTTTATTGAGAAAACAATAACAAAACATCATTGGACTCAGACGGAGGTAGATACTATATCTAATTCGGGAGGATTTATTAATGAGTAATAAAGAAGTAAAATTTGATGCAAATATTGATGTAAAGAGATTTGCAGATCAAGAAGGTAAATGGATTATAGAAGGAATTGCTACTACTGCTGATCTAGATGTAGATGGTTTATATATTTCTGAGGAAGCATTGATAGGAGCAGAAGATGATTTAAAGAAATATACTACATTACTTTATAATCATGATAGGGATAAAGAAATAGGTAAGATTATTGATGTTAAATATATGCCAGAACAAAGAGCACTTTGGATAAAGTGTTTAATTTCAAAAACTGTTCCTGATATTTGGCAGAAAGTAAACGAAGGTGTTCTTAGTAAGTTCAGTATTAGTGGTACTGCATTGGACTTTACTGAGAAATTTATTAAAGGTTTAGATAAGGTAGTACAGTATGTAAACCAGATGAAAATATTTGAAACTTCATTGGTAACAATACCAGCAGATGCTAGTGCAAGAACATTAGCATTTTATGTTGAGAAGTCAATGAAAGAATTTAGTGAGGAGAATAGTATGGCGAATAAAGCTAAAACTAAAGAAAAGAAGATTGAGAAGAGTCAAGAGGAAACTATTGATAGGGATGCAAAACAACTTGAAATTCTTGTTACTTCTGTAGAAGATGCTTTGAGTTCAGATGCAGATGGTGTTAAGGTTGATACACTTAGAAGTGTACTTGATTTTTTGAAAGCACTTGAAGCAACATCAACTGATACTGTTGAAGATGTATCTAAGAGTTCAGTTAGTATAGATGATATTACGAAGGCTATTAATGATTCAATAGGTAATCTTATTGGTGAAATTAAAGAAACAGTTACAGCACTTTCAGAAGTTGTTGTTGATGTATCAAAGTCTAAGGTAGCTGATGAATCAAAGAAGGAAGATATTTCTAAGTCTGCTGATAAAGAAGAGGATAAAGAAGATTCTGAAGATAAGGATATTGCTAGAGGTAAAGAAGATGTAAAGGAAAATCCAGAGATTCTTGAAATAAGAAAAGGTCTTTCTGATCTGAAAAGTCTGATTTCTGATAATCTTCCAATAAGAAAAGGTGTTGGTTCTGAAGATCATAAGGAAGATGAAAGAGATGTTGAAAAGAATCTTAGTGATAAGGAACAGTTTCTTAGGTCTGATAAGTATACCAAAGCAGCACCTGGAGAAAAGTTGGGTATGTTGATGGATTTCAATGACTCTCAAGAAAAGTAAAATTTATTAAGTTTAAATAGAAGGAGATTATTATGGGTAAGAATTGGCAGAGTGAAATTAAGAGGTCTCTTGATTATTCTGGTACTTCTGGTGTTTTAATTCAACCAGAAGTAGATAAGATCATAGCAGAAATCATAGAGTATAAGAACCCTCTTAGACAAAATATACCAAGGAAACAGAGAAGTTCTGATTCTTGGTTGTTAAACAGACGTAGTGCTGCTGCTGCAAATACAGTTGCACAGTGGGTAAGTGATCTTACAGAACCTACTATTGATAGAAGTGAATCAGCTAGGGTAACATTTCAGTTCAGAACATTGCTTGCTAGAGGTAAAGTAACAAGGTTTGCACAGGATGCAGGTAGAAGTTATAAGGATTTGCTTTCTGAGGAAATTGAAACAAGGTCTAGGGCTTTCAGAGATAAAGAAGAGTTAGCAATGTTTTATGGTGCTACTGCTAATCTTGAACCTGATGGTTTGAATACGCTTATTACAGGTAATCAGAGAGTAGCACAGGGTACAACTCTTGGTGGAAGTGCTTTCACTGTAGCTAAGATGGATGAAACTATTGATGCGTGTGCAGGAGCACCTGATGTTATGATTACATCTAAGTCCGGTAGACGTAAGATTAGTGCTGCATTGCAGTCACAACAGAGATGGGTTGACTCAGTAGAAGTAAAAGGTGGGTTTAGGGTTATGTCTTATGATGAGATACCTGTATTTGCATCTACTAATGTACTGAATACATTCTATTTTGATGGAACTAATCAGCTTGGTGCTACTGGAAGTACTACTAATATTTTTGTAGTAGATACTAGTGAGTTTTGGGTAGGTTATATGAATGATGTAACTGTTACTCCTTTGAGTAAAACCAGTTCACAGTTTGATCAGTTTGACATTTATGCGGATGAAGCTTTTGTGATGCGATCTACTATACACCACTCAACTTTAGAAGGTGTAACTGCTTAGTATTAAAGTACTTATGGTAATAACTTTATTATTACATAATGTATGTTTACAAGATTTGTGATCCCTAGTATAATAAGTTTGATATTTAAAATGTTAAATTTTTATCTAGGGGTCACATTATGTTGAAAATTGTAGAATTAGAAAAGAAGATTTAAGTATTAAAAAATATAGAATATGACACACAAAGCTAGAATGGGACAAATACAAGATACATATCTTGTTGATGAAAATGATAATAATATAGGTTCATTTGAAAGTCCTATTCATGTTCAAGGAATAGTTGGAATTACTATTACTGTTAGTGTTGATCCTGTAGAGATGACTGATGTTGAAGGATTAGGAGATATATCAGTAGGTACTTCAGAAGTTCAAATATCTATAACTGGAACACCAACACAAATAATAAGAATACAGGCAGATGATAAAAATACTGGTTTAATATTTGTTGGTAAATCTGGTATATTAAGTGATAAAACAAATGATGTGTTTAGGTTAGAAGCTACAGAGGAAGCAATAATTAGTTATAATGATGTTAGTAATGCTTTGTATGCTATAAGTAATTTAGCAGGTCAAACTATTAATGTTGGGGCTTTATTATGAGTTTAGTATCATCTATAAGACGAGCTATTAAAATAGAAAGTAGAATTATAAATTCTACTGTTGGTAGTGTTTTGTTTATAGGTACTGATGGTAAATTACAACAAGACAATTCCAATTTGTTTTGGGATGACACTAATAAAAGGCTTGGAATTGGTACAGATGCACCTGGAGCACATCTTGAAGTAGAAGACGATACTGATGTAACTGCAATACAAGTATCAAACTCTGCCACAGACGGGGATCCTATACTTGCTTTTGCATTGTCTGGTACAAAGATATTCACAATGGGAGTTGATGACGGTGACGGAGACAGCTTTAAGATAGGAACGAGTGCGATAGGTACTAATACACGATTCAGAATAGATAGTGATGGAGTGATGTCATTACCTAAATCATCAGGGAAAGGTATTAAAATAGACACTACCACACCAACATTTGGTTGGAGAGATATAACTGGTCAAATTAGAACTAGGGGTGTTGGTTCTACAGATCCTACTGATGCAGTATATAGGAACGGTATAAAAGGATTTCAATTTGCAGTAAACGATGAGTCATGGATGGAGTTTCATATTCCACATGATTATGTTCCTGGGACTGATATTCATATACATTGTCATTGGAGTCATAATGTTACAACTGTTACAGGAGGGACTACAGATTGGTCATTTGAAATTATATATGCAAAAGGTCATACACAATCTGCTTTTCCTGCATCTGTTACTGTAGTTGCACAACAAACAGCAAGTACTACCCAGTATATGCATCTTATCAATGAAGTGCAAGCATCTGTAAGCGGAGGTTCTGGTACTCAAATAGATACAGATTTAATAGAACCAGATGGTATACTTTTAGTTAGATCATTTTTATCTGCTAATGCTATGACAGTGTCAAGCGGACCTGTCCCTGATCCATTTTGCCATTTTGCTGACTTGCATTATCAATCAACAAATATAGCCACTAAAGATAAGGCTCCAAATTTTTATACATAAGGGTATTTATGAGAAAATAGATAGTCAAATAGTGAATTTAACATAACTTATAATTAAATTACAGTCAGAAAAAGATTCGTTGGTTGCTAGTAGAATAGTTGCTAATTTAGAATCTAGAAAGATGGAATTAAATGGATGATATAAATTTAGATGTTAATACTATAAAAGAAATACAAGAATCTAAAAAAGAAATATTATATATTGAAAGAAATATAATTAAATTAGTTACAGGGTTTTGTAATGCAAAAGGTAAAGATGTTAGTAATTATCAGTTTGATAAAACTTTTACTAAATTAGAGTTGGTTAATAAAAAGAAATAAATTAAATAGGGGTGAATGTTATGAAGAATTTTTTTGGTAGTGGTAAGTCAGTTAGCGGTATGATTATATGTGCTTCTGGAGCAATTGCAGGTTATTTTGGTTTAGACCATGCTACTGTTTTACTAATAGAAAGTCTTGGTTGTGCGTTGTTTGGTGTAGGTGTATCACATAAAGTACAAAAGTTAATTTCTAAAACTAAATCTTAATTGGGGGTTTTTGTGGATAAGAAGAGATTTGAAGTAAAGTGTCCTACTATGTGGTCTGAAATAAACAATTTTGAAGAAAGTACTTATGATGAGGTTGTTAAAATAGAAAAAGGTATTGGATATTGCTCAAATGTAAATAGTGCTGAAAGATTAAAAAAATTAGGTTACACAGTAAGAGATTTAAATCTAGTAACTAAAGTAAGTAATGAAGATAAATTAGGTTACACAGTTAGAGATTTACAAAAGAAGAAAAGAATAAATTAATTTAAAGAGGTGTTATAAATGTCAAATAAAGCATGGGGAGCAGTTGGACTTACTGGTGGTGGTACTGGTTCATTAGATAGAACTGAGTTAGATGGTGATCTACTTACAGATAAAGATTTAGCATTAGTTAATACTACTAATATTCTATATCCATATTGGTTAGATTCAGATAGTGGAGCATCTGAAAGTCCTCCAACTGTGATATCACCTGATGCTAATGCTGGTACAAAAAGATGGATACTTCAATCGGCACATTTAAATTCTTTAACACTTGAAAATAAATTACCTGTTACTCAAGGTGGAACAGGTGCTACTAATTCTACTGATGCTAGGTCTAATTTGGGAATAGTAGATAGTGGTGATGATGTAACTTTAGATACTACAAGTTATAATTATTTAAGTTTGTCTGGTCAAACAATTACGTTAGGTCAAGTAGATATAAGTGATGATACAAATTTAGTAGCTGGTACAGGTGTAACATTAACAGGTGATAGTTTATCAGTAGATTATGGTTCTTCATCATCAACTGCTTGTATAGGTGATGATTCACGTTTAAGTGATTCTCGTACTTGTGATAATACTTTTGATAATGCTACAACATCTAAAACTAATCTAAGTTTAAATAATGTGGAGAATGTGGCAGTATCAACTTGGGCTGGTACTACTAATATAACTAATGTTGGTACAGTTTCAACAGGAACTTGGAATGGTGATTCTATAGGATTGGGATATACTGACGCAAAAGTAACAAGTGTGGCTGGTTCTACTGGTGTTGTTTTAAATTCTGATATAGATCATGATCAACTAACAAATTTTGCAAGTAATGAACATTTTACTCAGGCTAGTATAACTGCAACTGGAACTATAGCAACTGGAGTTTGGAATGGTACTGCTATTTCTGATGCTTATGTAGCTAATAATATAACACTTGATAATATAACTCAGATAACAACAAGAAGTCATACAAGTTTAACAGATATAGGATCTAATGCACATTCTGTGATAGATACACATTTAGGAGCATCTAATCCTCATAGTGGTAGCCAAGCTTCTGGTGCTATATTAGATGATTTTAATACTCTAGGTGCTGCTGCATCTGATGGTCAATTTATTGTAGCTACTGGAATAGGAGCTTTTGCATATGAGTCAGGTGCTACAGCTAGAACATCTATAGGATTAGGTAGTGTAGAAGATACTGCTTTGAGTACGTGGGCTGGTACATCAAGCATTACAACTTTAGGAACTGTATCATCTGGAACATGGAATGGTACTTCAATAGCTATAGCTAATGGTGGTACTGCGAATACAACTGCTCAAGCTGCTATAGATGCATTATCACAAGTATCAGCAGCTACAAACGAATATGTATTGACTAAAGATACTGGTACTGGTAATGCTATATGGAAAGTGGCTGGTGGTGGTGGTGGAGCGTCAACTGCATTAGATAATTTAGCAGCAGTAGCTATTAATACAAGTTTGATCTCTGATACAGACTCTACGGATAATTTAGGATCAACTACAAAGGCATGGGCTAATCTTTATGTAGATACTATTAGTTCAATTACTGCTAATGCTTTGAATCTTACTCCTATTGCTGGTCAGGACTTAAAAGTTAATTTATCAACAACAGGAGATTTCATTGTAAATACTGATGATTTGTTTGTTGATACATCTACCAGTCGTGTTGGAATAGGAAAGACAACTCCAGCGGCTTTATTCTCTGTTGGGTCAGGTAGTGGTACTATTATTTCAGATGGTATTTCGTATTTGACTTCGGTGTTAGGTGCTAATATTAGCATGAGTGCAGTCTCAACATATGCCTGTGGTATTAAAAATGCAAGTACAACAGGGAGTGGACTATTAGTACAGGGTGGGTCTACAGCTCATCACTTTGCATTAAGAGTTCAACCATCGGCTGGAGCGTCAGATTTATTTGGAGTTAAGGGAGATGGCTCTCTTGTTATTATTGGTGATGTGGGTACAGTAGGGGCAGGTAGATTTGGAGCTAACTCTGCAACATTAGTATCGGACAATGTTACATTTGTTACGTCTCCAAATGGACTTAACACTAATATATCGGAAGCTTCTAAATATGCCGCTGGAATTCGTAATCAAAGTTCTACAGGGAGTGGCTTACTGGTGGAAGGTGGGAGTGCAAGTGCTCAGTATGCTTTGTTTGTTAAAGACTACTTAGGCACTACAATTTTATTTACAGTTAAGGCTACTCGTAATGTCGGAATTGGCACTGATACTTTTAATTCTTCGTCAGTTGGAGTTCTAGCTATAAAAGATGGCACTGCTCCTGCAGCAGGAACGTCAAACCAAACAGCTATCTACAGTGCTTCTGGTGAAGGATACTGGATGGATAGTTCTGGAAACGCAACTTTACAGACACCCCATGCAAATGACGCACCGGTATGGCTATACGACAAGTCTCCTGGCGAAGAGCAGGTTGATAAATCTTACAATACTTTTACAGGTGATATTGTTTTTACAAATAATGATAGAAGAAATAAACTTGTGGAAATGCAGTTAAACGGAGAGATATTACCGTCTGAAAAAAGATTCAGAACAACAGAGACCTTCGCTGAATACAATACAAGAACAGGTAACAACCTTCAGAAAGCTGATTGGAGTGATACGCAGAATGAGTATGTCAGTGTAGAAAATGAACACTTAATTACTGCCGCTATGTTGGAAAAAGTTGAGGTTGTAGAGGCTGACGCTTATGTTGATGAAAACAAAAACGAGTTAAAAGATGGCTACATTAAAGATGAAAAGCTTGGAAAATATTACAGAACAAAAACGAGAGTCGAAGTTGAGCCATTTATTGTAAAAGTAAAAGCTAAACAGCCTCCACAATGGATGAAGAATAAAGGTATTGAATTAAGAACACCATTAAAGTAGTTTTAAAGTAGTAAATAATATGATTCCAATAAAATGGTAATTAATAATACAAAAATCATAGTACCTGCTGTGGAATTATCAGCAGGTCTAATCACCCAGTTGTCAGATTTGAAAACAACTGCATTAAATAGAATATTAGTAGATCATCCTGGTAGTGTGAATTAAGGAAGGAAGGAAGTGACAATTGGCTGACTTTATATATAAGAATACTGATGATTTTTTATGGTTTACTACTGATGATTTTGAGTGGGATAAAGTTATAATATTAGGTGATACATATAGTATTACATTATATATTACTCAAACTAAGAATTTTGATTTGGAGAGGTAATATGGCAGTTAAAGAAGTTCATGTTGGTGACATAAATGTTTTATTTGTTATAACATTAAAAGACAATACAACTGTTGTAGATATATCATCAGCTACAACTAAGGAAATAATTTTTAAAAAATCTGATGGTACTACATTAACAAAAACAGCATTATTTTCTACAGACGGTACTGATGGAAAAGTTCAATACGCAACAATTTCTGGTGATATAAATATGTCAGGTTTATGGTCTGTTCAAGCACATATAATATCATCTTCAGGTGAGTGGAAATCTAGTGTTGCTAACTTTGATGTGTACGGTAATATATAAGGGGTAAAACATGGCTATTTATGCTACTTTAACAGAAGTAAAAAATTATTTAAATGTAACAGATACAAGTACAGATGATTTACTTTATACGTTTCTTAAATCATCTTCAAATAAAATAGATGAATTTGTTGGTTATAATTTTGAAGTAGAGTATGGTTCAGATGAAACATTGTATAATGTAAATGATTTGGATATAATTGTTTTAAGAAAATGGCCTATAGTTGGTATATCTAGTATAGAATCTGGTGTAGATTATCAGAGAAAAGATGATATTGGTACTATAGTACTAGACGGTTCATTTTCCGGTGATTTTAGTTTAAGTGTTTCGTTTGGTCAGAATCCACCTGACATAGTTAAGACTGTGTGTATGGAATTAGTAAATTTGTTTTGGACAAGAAGAACATCAGTAGGTATAAAATCTATGAGTATAGGTGATTTTAAATACGAAACAAATACTTCTTTAGGAAGTGAAATAAAAGATATTTTAAATATGTTAAATGAGTATAGAGATCCTCATTTCGCTACTCAATCTCCAATTTATAATCAGAATAGATAATATGATAGAAAGATTATTTTCAACTACGTTCATTGTAGAATCAATTACTTCAGGTCTTACTACAATGAGTACCCCTCTACAGACTAACTCTGTTTCACTTACATTAAGCGAAGAAGCTAACATTGGTGTAAAGGTTTATGGTTTTACTATAGGATCTGGTAGTGTAACTTTACAAGGTAGTACATCAGAATCATTAACATTTCCATCAAATGGTGAGTTAGTTTCGTTAAATACATATTCCACAATATCTACAGTTATTTTGAATAACTTAACAGACGAATCTACGGTTGGTACTGTAGATCTTTTCATGAGTACACCAACTGGTGCTCCTATAACATATAGAACTGTAGTTGGTAGTAATTATAAAGGTCGTATTAGTAATAGAAAGAGATCATTTGATGAGCTTAGATCTGGTATAGAAATAAATACTGCACCTATATTATTTACTAACTTTGATGTTCCTATAAAAATTAAAGATTATGTTAGAGCGGTTGGTAGAACCTTTGAAGTCATAACTATAAATTCACCATCAGATATAATGGGTAATATTAATCATATAGAAGCTGAGTTATTAGAGATCCCTAATGCTTAATTTAGTTGTTGACTTATTACTAGTAATATGATATACTAATCCTTTGTATAAATGTAAAGGAGGTTTAATTGAAATATATTTTTGGTGAAAATGGTTGTCCTAAATATGTTAATTTAAAAAGGGAATATAAAAAATGTAATATAGAGTTTGTAGAAAGAGGTATAAGTAGATTAAAAAAACCACAAGAAGATAGAGATAATATTGATGTAGTAGCATTTTCAATACTATGCGAGAATGGTATGAAGTCACCAGTAGTAGTAGATGATGAAATTGATATTTAAAATTTTGAAAATTTTAAAAAGGAGACACTTGATGTCCGAATATAGTATTGTAATTCCTACCAGTAATAATTATAACCATTTAATAGAATCAATAGCTTATGTTAGAGATGGATCTAAATCAGAAGATGTGGAAATAATTGTAATTGATAATGCGTCAACAGATGGAACTAAAAAATATTTAAAAGATAATAGTGATATTACAGTAATAACAAATGAAAAAAATGAGGGGTTTGGTAAGGCTGTAAATAAAGGAATTAACAAATCTACAGGTGAGTGGGTAGTTGTATTAAATGATGATGCTCTAGTACCAAATGATTTTTTGAAGAAATTTAAGACTGGTTGTAAAGAATACGAAAGACTTTCTGGTACAAAGATGGCTTCTATAGCTGCACCAACTTCAAATTATGTTGGTATGAGAGGTCAGCAACAAGAATGTCAAAGCAGAAACCAGTTTGAGGTTACTTCTGAACATGTTTATAAACAAAATTATAGAAAGATTGTACCTACTGGTATTGTATCTGGACTATGTTTGTTCATAAACAGAGAAGTGTTTGATACTATAGGTACGTTTGATGAAAGATTTTTTGCTGGTTGTGAAGATGTAGATTTTTCTACTAGGGCTTATGAAGCTGGATTTGTTACTATTGTATGTAAAGATATATTTGTGTGGCATTATGGATCAAAAACCATAGATAGAATACCTGAACTAGCAAGAGGAACAGCACACACAATAGACTTACTTAAAAAATATGGACAAAGAAGAAATGATCATCAAGAATTAGGTGTTATATATAGGGTTAAAATAAGAGATAATTATGATGCAAAGATATTTGCTAGGACTTTAGAAAAGAGTTCCACATTTGCAGACCATATATTTATACTTGATGATAATTCATCAGCAAAAATAGAATATGTAGATAATCATATAAATATTTCATATGAAGGTTTAGGATTTAGTGCTAATGTGTCAAACTGTAAAGTCACACTAAAACAACATGATAGAAGTTTTGACGAAAGAAGAGATAGAAATGAACTTCTTAACATGGCTAAAGAAGCTAATATGGATTGGGTATTTTCTCTAGACGCAGATGAGGTTGTAGAAAATAAGGTAGATAGAAAATACATTGAGAAACTTATTAATACTCCAGATCCTATGTGTCAAGCATATTCTGTACACTACTATACATTTTGGAATGATGAAGAACATTATAATGCAGGTGATGTGTGGAAGAACATGTGTGGTAATAGGCTAGTTAGATTAACTGGTGATCCTAAAATCTTCATGGGTTCTAAGAGTACATTTCATGTAGGTAATATTCCTTATACACCTCCTGACTTGTCGAGAGTATCTTCTATAAGGATTAAGCATTATGGTTATGTTAATCCAGAACAGAGACAAAGGAAGTATGAGTGGTATGAAAGAATGGATACTGATAAGAATCCAGCTTTGATAGGTCATAAAGATTACAAACATCTTATAAATGAGAATCCTATTATTTTACGTAAGTGGGTGGAGGAAAGTACAATAAGTTTATCTACTATTATGAAGAATGAGCAATCATCTTTGTATGATTTCTTGAGGTCTTATACACCATTCCTAGATGAAACAATTCTATTAGATACAGGTTCAGATGATAAGAGTGTTTGGTTGGCTGAGTTGTTTGGGTGTAAGGTAATTGTTGGTAATGTTGATGACTTGTATACTGTAGATGAATCTGGTGATAAGTTGTTGAAGTTTGCAGAAGCTAGAAATGAAGCACTTAAACATGTAAAGTCTGATTGGATTCTACATATGGACATAGATGAACATCTTGAGGATTTATCTACTGTAAGACGTATGTTAGATGGAAGTTTAGATGGTTACATGTTTTATGTAAATAACTTAATGAAAGATAATAGATATTCATTATCAGAAACAGTTAGGTTGTTTAGAAAGACATGTGGCTTTAATTATAGTGGTTACGTACATGAAACAATTAATAATAATAACAATAAATTTTCTATTGGTAGAGCACCAATGTCAATATTTCATTTTGGTTATTTAAAAGCTGAAAAAGATATAAGAAAAAAGATGCAGACTTATTTTAAGTTGAATAAGAAGCAGATTGAAGATTCACCTAAAGATCCAAGACCTTATTATGCTATTGCTATTCATTATCTTGAAGAAGGTTTTGTTGATTTAGCAGAAGAGAATTTAATACAAGCTGCTGAGTTAGATAATAACTTTTATCAATGTAATAAAGACTTAGGATATTTGTATTTAAATAAGGCACAGGTTTATTTTGATAAAGTAACTAGGATTTTAAAACAAGACCATCCTTTTTATAAACTTTGTGATGAAAATGTAAAGTTAATAGATGATATGGTAGGAACACAAAGTCAGGTTTCGAAAGGTCACCTTGAAGGTTTGATTTAATATATTATGGGTAGAAGAAGAAGAAATAAAGATGACGATTTTTTTGATGGTTTTACAAAGAGTATTAGAAAACGTACAACTAAAACCGTTGAGGAAATGGCTAAAGAATTAAAGAAAGAGGTCAAAAAGAATACTAATCTAGATGATCATACCTTATCTCAATTAAAAAAGCTAGGTCATCCTTATTCTAAGGAAGGTTTTTCTAAGTCTACTATAAAAGCTGTACTTGGTCATGGTATTATAGAAATACATAAACAAGGTGGTGATCAATCAAGTCATCTTAGAGATAATATAGAAATTTTTAAAACTAAAAGGAAAGATACTTTATCTGTAGGTGTAGACTCTAATAAAGTACCTTATGTAGATTATATTATAAATGGAACTGAGAAAATGGTAGCTAGAGATTTTCTCAGTTTCAGTTTACTTCAAATGAATAAGAGATTTAAAAAATTAGTTAAGAAATTAGAAAAAGGTAATCAAAAAATTAGAGATAAAAGATCTAAGAAAGGATAAATATGAGTAAGGTTTTATTGAAGTATGATCTTGAAAATAATATAGTAAATAAGGAAGATATTTTACATGCTGTTTATTTAAAAAGTAGATTGGCTAAACATGGTTTTGAAACACCTAGAAGGCATGTAATAGATTCTTTTATTTCAAAATATTTAATTGGTTTATATGGAAATAAAGGTAAAAATGATATTTTATTTTATCATTTTGTATGGAATTTATATAATATTAATGATCCTATAATTAAAGGAGATGGTTATGTAATACATCATAAAGATGGTAATGAGTTGAATGATTATATAAATAACTTACAGAAAATGAAACATGGTGATCATTCTATATTACATAATATAGGAAATAAATATTGGTTAGGTAAAAAACATACAGAAGAATCTAAAAATTTAATATCTAAAACTAAAATAAAAAATGGTGACTCTAAAGGTAGTAAAAATCCTATGTATGGTAAAAGATTTTATGGTAAAGATAATCCAAATTTTGGTAATGTGTGGTCAGAAGATAGAAAGAAGTCACATTCAAATATGTTAAAAGAAATATGGAAAAATAAAAAATTAGAAAAGGAGATTTTAATTGGGTAAAGTACTTCTTAAATTCGGTGGGACACGGGTGGGTGATTGTTTTCATACTATTCCATTATTAAAAAAGCTTCAAGATAATAATATTAAAGTTGATTTAGCTCATGGTGGTTACGAAGCTGGTGCTGCTAAGTTGTTACTACATATGGGTTTAGTAGATAAGCTACATTCTAATGAATTTGTAGACGGTAATATAAATACTGATATGAATTCTATTAAAAGATTTATTGCACATATAGGAAATAAGTATGACAATGAAGATAATTATATTGCCATTATAGAACCAGAAGAACTTGATAGTAGTTTAAATGGTATCTTTAGTTCTAGTAATGATGTTGGCATAGATTTAACTACAGTTCCTTGGGCTACTATGAATATACCAGATGTTATTGTAGGTGATTATACCAAAGGTAGTGGTTATATTGGAGTACAACCTGCATCAATCAGTGGTTTTAAAACTTATAACTCTTTATATTCTATAGACTATCCTGCTAATGTTAAATCTTTTGGATTTATTACAGACAA